TCGGTTTACTCCGTTCGGTTAGAGGAGACGGCCCAGGCGTTGCGCGAACTCGATGGGGTCGGTGGCACGCTTACGATTGTTGCAAGGTCCACACGTCAACTGGATGTTGGCGATCCAGTTCGAGCCGCCTTTGCTCAACGGCTTGATGTGGTCGGCGTGGTAGCCGTCTTTCAGCGAGACGCGGCAGTAAACGCACTTGCCATCCTGGGAAGCGTAGAGCGCCTGGATTTGTTCCCGCGTGTGACTGCCTTCGGCGGCGTAGAGTTTAGCGCGGTAGTTGCGGCTTCTGGTCCGCTGTCCATCGGGATTGGCAACGTTCCAGTCGGCAACCTTGGCGACGATGTGGCCCTTGTTGACCTCGTAGTATTTCCTTTTGGTCTCCAGAGCGCGTTCAGGGTTCTGCTCTTTCCATTCTTTCGCACGCTTCCTGGCGGCTTCGGCGTTTGCCACACGGTAAGCCTGGAGCGTGGCTTTCCCCTTGTCGGAAGTCTGATATTTGGTGGTGCGCGCTTTGTGTGTATCAGGATCGCGCAATCGGGACTCACGCTCAGCCGCGTTTATCTTCTCCCGGTTCGCGGCCTTCCAGGCGTTCGCCTGCCCCCGGTGCGCCTGGGAATAGGCTCGTCCCTCAGCGCGGACCTGCTCCCGGTGAGCATCCTTCCACGCTTTCGTTCGCTCATTGCGTTCCGCACGCCGCTCTGGCGTCTCATCGTGATACAGCGCGAGGGCGGTGATGGCGTTGCATGCGATGCACCCGCCGTTCACGGACGTGCGCTCGCTCAGATGTCCGTGTTTACAGGGTTTTCCGGTGAAGAAACGCGTCAGGCCAGCAGCCAAGGCGTCGGCGCGTGTAATCACGACCCCGTCGTAGGGTATATATGGTTTAGCCATGTTCGGGCGCTCATCTCGCTCAATGTGGTTAGAGGGCCAGTGGCATTCGCCGTGCCACTGGTTCTCGTTAACTACCACACCATGCTGTGCGTCGCTAAACATCTCTCTGTTACGAGTCCGCAACGGCGCTGGTAAAGACGCTAACGACTCCGGCGTCTACGGGCTTGGAAGTATCAACCGTTGGATCGGTGCCAAAGCGCAACTTTCCGATCCCCCTCATCTCCTGGATTCCCACGCCGTGCATATCGTTATTGCGTAGGCAGAATGTCTTCGCCAGTGTTCGCGAGGCACTGACCGCCCGATTAAAGGCTGCTACCGGTCGCCCGGCAGACGAGATCATATCATCACCCCATTGGGGTGCCCGGCGCTTCGGGGCGCTTGCCCCTACTCCCTTGCGGGATGATCGTTGCACCTTCCCGCCGATCTGGCGGGCTTGGCTCAGGATTGTCTCATAACTGGTCATGAGAGGTTCCCTGAGTTCACCGGGTTTGCAACCGTCCATCAATGAACGGTGGGGCCAGTTGACCCGTAGTCGCGTGTGTTCGTCGTCGACTTCATCCGCTGCGCCCATGCGACGCCGAGGGCCTGCGCGCCGCACAGCGCCGACATGGCGACATCGATGCCGCCGCCGCCGGCTCCGGCGATGACCGGCATTTCCGGCACTTCGCGGATGATGACGCCGTTGTAGAGAATGTCGCCAGCCGTGAACAACGGATTGTCGCGGCCACGATCCCACGCATATTGTAACGAGTTGATGATCACGGGGTCGGTCATCAAATCGCGGAACGGTAAGCTCGGCATGAACATCACGAACCATTCCTCGTCATCGTTGACCGAGATGGGTCGGATGCGCGGGCTGGCGGTCCGCGCGATGCGTTTTGCCAGCGTGACGGTCGCCGCCGTCATCTTGCCGGTCGCCGCGGTGATCGTCGCCAGCGCGGTGGCCATGACGCCGGAGACCGCGTTGGCCTTGCTGTTGCCGAACAACACCCGGTCGGCGTTGTTGACCATCCACGCGTTGCGCTGGGCGGCGGTGGCGGCCGGGTAGGACACCTGCACGTTGCCGTCCGCCGTGATCGCCTCGAGCGACGTGATGATGTCCGACCGCATCTTCTCGAGTTCCCAGTTCATCAACGCTTCGCGCGCCGCTTCCCTGAGATCGATGACCGACTTCTGCTCGTCCCAATCGCTGACCGCGACCGCGTGCCGGAACGCGGAGACGACGAGGTTCAGGCTGCGGGCGTTGAGGATTTCTTCGTTGCCCTCAAGGACGGTGTTTCCGGAAACACCAGCGCCGATCAGGCGGCGGACGGTCGGGAAAACCACGGTATCCCCGGCTTTGCGGGTCAGATCCTCGCGCACCTGGATCATGCTGCCCATGGTTGTGCCCATGTATCGCGCGAACTGGTTTTTGCGAATATACTCGGAAAAGAAGTCGGAGTCCCAAATTAGAGGAGTTAGTCCGGCGCGTGCCGGGGTTACGTTCATGTCTGCCAAGACTATATTCCTAGGTTACGAGTTGACGGAAACTCGCTTTCCCTCGGGGTCGTGCAGTGATATTCATGTGGCCATGCCAAAGAAACCCGCTGTTCCACGCGGCCAACTTACCGCCGAAATGGTCCGACGCGCCTTGGACTACGACCCGGAAACCGGGCTGTTGTCGTGGCGCCATCGCGACGATGTGTTGCCGCGTGTGAACAAACGCCTTGCTGGCAAACCGGCGGGCTGCCGTGATGGTCAGTACGGCTACCTGTCGGTGAGGCTTCATGATTGCCCGTATCAGGCTCATCGCCTGATCTGGCTGCACGTCACGGGAGAATGGCCTGCCGCCGTCCTCGGCCATATCGACGGCGTTCCGTCGAATAATGTCTGGAGCAATCTGCGGCCGGCCACGCGAGCGGAGAACAACCGAAACCGACGCACAATCCGTGAGGGCACGCTTAAAGGCGCGGTTCAAGACGCCAGAACAGGGCGTTGGAAAGCCATGATCACACTTGGCCGCAAGAACCATTACCTAGGCACCTTCAAGAACCAAGAAGACGCACACGCGGCCTACATTGAGGCAGCGCAACGCCTACACGGGCGATTTGCACGGTTCGATTGAAGTCACGCCCGCTGGTTCCCCGGCGACGGGTCACACCATGTTTAAGGCCCTGGCGGCAGGCCGGCGCCCGTTAACCCCGGCGACGGGTTGCCTTTGCTTCCGCGGTAGTGCGCCCGATCATGCCCGGCGACGGCGGCGGTTGCTCTGGCTCGGCTTCCAGTAATCGAACGAGGGTGGAACGGATGTCCGGTTCCTCGTCAATAGTGGCGGCCACGATCAGTCTAGCATCGACGACCGATTCCGCTATAGCGCGGTTTTTCTCAGCGACAGTCTCCGGCACGCGGCGGCTCTGGCGCGCGGCGTAGAGGATGGCGGTCAGGGTGGCGAGGTCGGTCAATATTCAGCTTCCTCCCACGCCAGCGATGTGTATAAAGCTGTTGCGCGCCGCTTTCTGGGCCAACACCCAGACCTCATTGAAGTTGGAATTACTCTGTCTCGGCGTCGATGGCTTCCTTCTCATATTCCCGGCCGAAAGGTCGGGACCTCTTTTGTGGTCACCCACGACGAGCCGGTCTCGCCAAAATATCGCTGAGTGAAGGTGGCCCGGAAAATCCGTTAGTGCCGCGTGGAGCGGCGGATCGGGCACTGGCTAAAGACGGAGGAAGGCCCGCCGCTGGTGATGCCCTCTGCCCCGCGCCTTGCTCCTGCTCCCACTTTGCCCGTTCTTCCGCCGCTATCCTGGCCCGATACGCCGCCGGATCAGTGCCGATCTCCTCGTGCAGCCGGGCCGTGGAGTTCGAATCAATCATCCACTGATACGGGTGCGGCTTCGAATAAAGCTCGTTCCACAACCGAGGGTCGGCCTGCGTGCGTCGCTGGAAATACTCGGTCTCGGCGTCGATCGTTTCCTTGCCGTGCTTTTCGAGCGCCAACATTTCCGACGTGTTCAGGCGTTCATTGAGAACCACCCCACGCATCCGCCTTGTATATCCCTCGGGATCTCGCACCGGGTCGATCGGCTCAAGTTGCGGCGGCGGTGTGGACTGTGGCGGCGGCTTGCGCGCCTCCTCAAGCTGCTTCGCCAGCGCGTCGCGTTCCGCCTCGGCGCGGCCGGCGCGCTCGACCCAGTTCTGCCTACGCTCGCGCTCCTTCTGATATGCCGACCTCGGGACGATCGCCTCGTGCGGCGCTGGCTCGCCCGGCTCCGCGTCGTCGTCCGGCTCCGGGGCGGCCTTGGCGGCGGGCGGCTTGCCCTTGTTGCCGCTGCCTCCACTGTCCGGCGCGGCCTCTGGCGCTGCCTTGGACTCTTGCGGCGCGGGCGTCTCAGTGGCCTCGGGCTGGGCCCCGCTGCTCAGAAAGGCGTCGAGTTGGGATGGTGTCTCGCTCATGCTGTCCCCGGCTGTTCCGGCGGCGCCAGCGCGTTATGGCGCGCGATCAGAATGTTGTTGACCCTCTCGACCGCCGATTGCCGCAGATCGCCCGCCCGCGCCTCGTCCGCCATCGCCTTGGCATGCCTGCCCCTGATATCGGCGTCGTTCAGCGCCGCCTGAACCTCCGGCGGGACCACGGTTCCGGGATCGGACGGCGGATCGGGCGGCGCGTTCATCTCGGCGAACCCACCATGCACGTCGGCGATGTGATGGATCGAGGCGTGCTTGCGTTCCGCCGCCAGCGCGAAGTCCGCCGCCGCCTTGCCCTGCTGCGCCGTGATGTCCGCCTGGGCTTTGTCCGCCACCATCTTCTGCTGGGCCTGCTGCTGTTGCGCCGCCGCCTGCTGATGCTCTTTCAGCATCTCCAGCAGTTCGTCCTTGTTCCGCAGGTTGCTGGCGGCGATCAGGATTTCCGACGGGATCAGGCCCGGCTGCGTGCCGGCCAACTGGATCAACACCTGGAACTGCTCGGCCTGGATCGAAGGAACATCGATGCCCTCTTCGATCGTGATGTCGATGTCCATGTCCGTGATATCGTTGTCGATCCGTATCACCTGTTGCAAGCGAGGGTCACCCGGCACGATCTGCATTTGCTGCATCGCCTGGGCGCGCTGCTGCTCCGGCATCGCCGCCAGTTCGTCCATGAGCCTGACCGGCTGGTTGATGCCGACGTATTTCGTCGAGCCAAGATCGTCCGTTACATGCACGAAGCGTCCGGCCGTCCAATACTGACGCGCGGCCATCCAGGCGACCTCGTAGACCGTCCTGCTCCACATCCGCAGCGTGTCGGCGATCGGCTCGTGGGTCGCCGCACCGCCCGCCTGTTGCGCGAGGATGGCCCGGCCCGACAACTCGCGCGGATCGGTGCCGCTCATCGCCGCGTTCGGCCCCGACGCCTGCATTTCCGCCGTCGCGTGTTCCAGCAGTTTAAACTGGCCCTGGGCGAGTTCACCGCCCTCCTGTATCTCGAACTTCATTCCGGGATTGACGGAGATGTAACCGTCCGGCTTCGCCACCTCGCGCCGCGCCTTGTCGATATCCGCGACCGCGCCATCTTCCGCGATGACCTGCCTCACGCTCAGAAGGTGCAGCGCCTTGCTGCGTCGTTTATTGATTTCGTCTTGCACGGAAATCAGGTTGCGGACCATGCCGTAACGATTATTCTCACGATCGACGTGCGCGGACGCCATGATGAGGCCGGACGTTGATCGGGCCTTGCCGTTCAGGAATGGCGATTTCATCGGTTCGGCCAGGAAACCGACGCGGGTCAAGGTGGAGACCCACCATTCGTTGCGCTCCTGCCAGTGCATCTGCACGATGCGGACGCGCTCGCGCTTGCTGTCGCACCAGACGATATCGTGCGGCCGGTCGGAATAAGAGCCGGTCTGTGTCGCGAACGTATCGGATATCAGGTCTTCCGCGTCGGGCCACGTCTCGTATGCCTGATCACGGTCCATCCAGATCACGATGCCTTTGTAGCGCGCGTCGCTAAAGTCCAGTCGTCTGCTATGAGGGTCCCAAAACAGCCGGTCGAACGGCACCTGGGTGATGGTTATGTTCGCGCCGCCCCGGCCGTCGTCCTCCAGCGCCAGGTCGGCGCCGCCCGCGCCCTCGACCATCAGGCTCTCATAAACATCAGAGCGGATCAGGGGGAAGTTGTTGTCGTCGGAGATGTAACGAAGCCCCTGCGTCGCGGCGTTGGCCTTGTCCTCGTCGGTTGGATTGCGCGCGAACGCTTTGGGATCGGTGCGCGACTTGCGTTCGAGGCCGCACATCAGCTCGACTTTATCAGCGATTTTGTTAATCGTGATCTCCGGCTGACCGCGTCCCTTCAGTGCTTCCTTCTCAGCCGACGACCACTGGTAGCCGTCTTTGTAGTCGCGATCGCGTTGTGACATGCGCCGACCATCGGCGGTCGCCATTTCGCTGTCCTCGAACCACTGGACCTGCCGCGCGTGTAAATCGTCCAGGTCGCGCGGGTAACGATCATCCGCGATGCCGGGACCGCCTTTCGGGCGTGACGCCTCGGCGGCCTCGGGGTCCGTCGGCGGATCGGGGTAGAGAGACTGGCTCATTGCGTCGCACCTGTTGGCGGCACGATCCAGTGATCGCACACGAAGACGTAACGCCTGCACGCCGGGCAAAAGTGTTGGGTGCGCGTTCTCATGCCACCCTCACCTGAACGGCGCTGCCGTTCCTGTACAGCTGGCCAACAGCCACACCGCCCGCCGCCGCCGCCGCGTCGCTGGCGAACGACGCCGAGGCTTGCAGAAGGGGCATTTGAACGGCCCCCGTCGCGTTGAGTACCGTGAAGGCGTTGCCAACCAATGCGCCGCCGTTCCAGGACTGAATAGCCAGATTGTCCCCGGCGGTGACGGAAAGCACCGACTTGTTGACACCAGCCGACTGGAACTGAATGGTTTTGACCGTGCCAACCGCCGCGTTCAGCCGAATGACCGCCGGAACCGCCGAGGCGCTGT